AGGATCGGGCCGCGGGCGAAGCGCACCAGCAGTTGTTCGCCGGCGTTCTGGATGCTCATCTGCAATCGGGAGACGGCGTAGGCGATCTGGTCGATGTACAGCCGCTCGATTTGGGCCGGATATAGGGTCTTGCCCGACTTCTGCTCGTAGCGTGCGATCAGTTGCGCCTCTAGCGCGGCCGGGTCGATTTTGATGAATTCGGGTTTAGGCAGATCGCGCATAGGGCACCTCGGTTAGCTGGGGGATTTCGCCGGCTACGCGCCATTGCACCCGCACAAAGATCTGCGCGGCGTTGATCTGGATATGCACCTGGACTACCGAGACGCGGGGTTCCCACTGGCGAATGGCGTCGACGGCTTCGCGTACCAAATGGGGAGTGATGCGGTTGGTGGGCCAGTCGAGGTACAGGTGCAGGTTGCTGCCAAACTCAGGTCGATGGGGATCGCTGCCCTGGGGTGTGCTGAGAATGATTCGGATGGCTTGGTCGATGTCGCGTAGGCCGTCGACCACCTCGCTGGAGGTGCCGAGGGCGGGTTGCCAGTGGGCGGCGGTAATGCTGGTGTGGGGGATGGGCGTTGTCATGGGCCCATGATGGAAGAATTTACTGATGTCGACTTTTAATCGAATTTAAAGACCAAGGCAGGTTAAATTAGAGGGCATATGGGGATTAAAGGTTTGTAGAAATGAACAAAGTCAGTGTTGCACCAGGCTTCAGAAAAGAAAGTTTCAATTGCCCACGCTGCGGTGCTTTCGCAGGTATGAAGTGGGACGATTTGCTCCTGAACAATAACCAGTACGCCTCAATAGTTTTTTCGACTTGCGCTGCTTGCAGAAAGCCTAGTGTATGGATTAGCGATGTTGGAAGTATCGCGCGCCCAAGACCTGAGCTACCGATGCAAGGGCGTCTAGGAGAACGTCAGACCCTAATCTTTCCTACGGAATGCGTTGCACCTCAGGCCGAGGAAGATATGCCTGCGGATATTAAGGTCGACTTTGAGGAAGCCAGGTTGGTTTTCACTCACTCCCCTCGTGCGGCAGCGGCCTTATTGCGATTGTGTGTGCAAAAGCTTTGTCAGGAGTTGCTGGGAAAAAAAGGCGACATCCACAAACAGATTGGCGAGCTTGTAGAGAAAGGATTGCCTAGCCGTGTGTTAAAGGCGTTCGACACTATTCGTATTTTTGGGAATGAGTCTGTTCACCCCGGCACGGTTAATCTTAATGACACTCCTGAGGTGGCGCTCGCGCTTTTTAGCCTTTTGAACATGGCGGTTCGTCACTGCATCACGGAAGAGAAGGAGCTTGAGGCAATACGAGAACTCACCCCTGAAAACAAACGTCGCGAAATTTAGGGTGGATCATCTCGCCAGAGGTGATGCAAATGGATGATCGGTAAAAGGACAAGGTGAGAATGAAGCCCAGCGAAAAAGCAAAAGCACAGAAAATCATCGAAAAAATTCAAGCTGGAGGCTTTGACGAGAACGATGTCGACAATTTGTTTATGAGACTCAGAGCGTACTCGGGCGACTTTCGTGTGTTCAGAGAGGCTGCTGACTTTGTTGCTCATAACGATGCGCGAAATCAAGGCCTCGTAAACCAATCACTTGAGGCGTTTTACCTCGGTTTCAAGTTTTTCCTCGAGTATGGGCATCAGCAGAAAGAGCTAGATGTTTCCAAGCCAATCCCTTTGTACATCAAGAAGCTAATGAAGTATCAGGTGGATAAATGCAAACCTGAGCAGCTGAAAAAGGAATTCAACGTCACCCCGGATCGACTCAAATCTCGGATCGATAATTACTTTAAGGATGATAAAAAAACCAAAACCACGCAGCTCCAGCAGTTCAAGGTTCGAGGGCAGGAAAGTATTGCACCAATTCAGCACCTGCTCGGATTCATCGGTAGCCTTCCAGCATTTACCGGCGACATGCTAATAAAGGACCTGCTTGCGGTCTTGAAGCACAACAAGCTGGTATTTGATGAGGGAGCCATCACCGCTCAACAGCCAACAATCGTCATCTGTGTGATGCTTCTGATGCATCAATCTAGCCATGAGTTCGATGGCAATGCGAAGGGTGAATGTCGGATCGCTGTAGAACATCCAAATGTCGTAAAGGGGTTGGGCCCTGAGGATGGAGAGCTAGCGTTCGGGGAGCTTCAAGTTACGGGCAGCGTAGGATGTATCCGTCCAGACGGCAGCCCTTTCACCGTTGCTTATCCAGTCTTTCAATCAGGATTGAAAGCTACTGACTATTGTGATGAATCGCTCTTCGTCGATCAGCCAGTTGCCGAGGTTCCTAATTTGATTAGGACTGAAATCAATCTCGATGGAGACCTATTGCTTCTCGAAAGTGGCAAACTTGGCCCTATCCGTATGGCTGAAGTCGTCTAGTGGGTATGGTGATTGGAGTTCCCTCCCATATCCATCAAGGTACCCTCTACGTCGACGCTGCCAATTACGCGTAGGTTTCCATCAATCTGCAGGCCACCATTCAACGTGACCTTTGGGATGTCCAACGTCGCCGAAGGGGCTTTCACCGTCACCGCCCCACCTGACTCAATCGTGATGTTGCGCTCACACTTCACCAACAACTCCCCCACGCAATCCAGTGTCATCACCCCGGCCGCTCGGTCATAGGTCGACACCGTCCCGTCACTAAATCGCACATAGTCCGTGTCCTCATCCACCACCGGTGGTGGTTCTGCGGTTGAGTAGATGCCGCCCAGGTACACGCCGCCGACGCCGTCTTCATCGAGCAGCACTGCCACTTGTTCGCCGAGTTCGGGCATGAGTGGGCGGCGTTTTGTGCCTTGGGTGTTGCGTTGGGGGATGATGAGCCAGTAGGACTGAAGGCCATCGCGGGCATCTAGGCGGACTCGCAGGCGGCAGGTTTTGTAGTCCAGGGCGGTGACTTCGCCGTATTCGAGTTGGGTGGTCATGGGGGCTCAATTTCGTCTGGTGAATGGTGGTGTGTTTGCTGGCCTCTTCGCGAGCAGGCTCGCTCCCACAGGGGAGTTGTGGTGTGTTGGGTTAGGTGGCGATGCGGCACACGTGTTGGTCGGTGGTGTAGCCGCCGGTTCGGGTGATGCGGTGTTGGGATGAGGTGATGAGGTAGTGGCCGCCGAGTTGGCCGGCGGCGGCCAGGGTGATGACGTTGCCGCTGAGCAGGTTTGGGCGGCCGATGGCGGACCAGGTGCCGGTGGTGCGTTCGCGGTTGGCATTGGCGAGTTGGGCGTTGGCTTTGGCTTGGGCGGCTTGGGTGGAGGCGCTGCGTTTGCGGCTTTTTTGGGTGTCGCCGCTGGTGGTGGTTTTGGTGAGGCTGCTGGGGGCCGCGGTGGTTAGGTCGTTGTTGATTGTGTGGGTGTGCAGTTGTTTGCTGGCGGGGTCTTGGTGTTTGAGTTCGATGGATTGGGGAACGGTTTTGATTTGGTCGCGCAGGTTGACGTGGCTGAGGTCCTGGAGGATGAGCGTGGCCACGGGGGCGGCGTTGGCGAGTTCGCTGATGGCGTGGAAGACCAGGCGCTGGCCGGTGATTTTGAAGGCGTAGTCGTACTCGGCGGCCAGGTTGCGCAGGAAGGTCAGGTCGGTGTCTTGCTGGGTGATTCGGTCGAGGGGGATCGGCTCGATGTTGCCGATCAATTGCAGGCCTTGGCGGGTGGCGATCTGTTGGGCAATGGCGGCCAGGGTGGTGTTTTCGTAGGCGTGGTGGTGCGTGGTGCGCAACGCGGCTTTGATGCCGGTGGCCAGGCCATGGAGGGTGATGGTCGAGGGTGGGTTGTTGAGTTCGACTTCGTCAATTTCGAATTGGCCGAGGTCCCGCAGGGGTTGGCCTTGCCAGCCGAGGGACAGGGCCAGGCTGTCGCCGTGGCCGGGGTACCACTGATCGCGCCATTGGCCTTGGGTGTCTTCCAACTCGACCGCCAGGCTGTCGGCCTGGCCGGTGAGGTAGTCGGTGTAGGACAAGGACAGCAGGTGCTGGCTGACGTTGCGGGTGATGTTGCGCTGCTGGTAGGTGAGGACGAAGCGTGCGTGTGGCACCTGATGGGGAATCATCGCATCCATGGCGGCAGGTCTTCTGTTGTGAGTAGCGGTGGTAGTACGGGAATGGCGAGTGTCAAACCGGCCGGGAATGTGGCGCTGATCAGGACATGGGGGTTGGCCTGAACGATGGGTAAATAGCGATGCGCGTCGCCGTAGTAACGCCAGGCCAGTTGGTCCCAGCGTTCGCCTTCGGTGGTGGTATGGGCGATGAACATCAGGCCCTCCGGGTCAAAAGTTGCGCGGCCAAACCGGCCAATCGGGTGTTGGCACTGTCCATCTTGCTGACGGCGTGATCGAGGCTGTCGCGGGAGGCGGAAAAGCGGTCGACAATGTTGCCCAGATCGACCGGGTTGAGGCTGGCGCGTGCGCCCATGACGTTGGCCAGCATTTGCTCACCCAAGGGTGATAAATCCGAGCCGTTGTTGAGCAAGCCCGCGACGGTGGCCAGCCCTTGCAACGGCTGTATGGCCTGGGCCGTGATGCCGAGTAGCTGCGGCACTTGGCCAAGGATCATGGCGGGGTCACCGCTGTTGATCGTGTGGTAAAGGGTTTGGCCGGCCTTGAGGACGTTGGCGGCGGATTTCGCATGGGCAATCAGCTTTTGTGTGGTGCTGGGCGATGGCATCCACCGGGAGATCAAGCCCGGTGAACCGTTGGTGGCGGCCGACGTCCCGCTAAGGGTGGCGTCGTGCAGGCCTGGGTGAACGCGTTTACGGGTAAAGGCGCCGGTGTATTCGCTCAGGCTGAGCTGCACGGTGGCGGCCTTGATCTGCCCGGTGGCCGTGGCACGTCGCAGGGTGTTGCTCAGGGTTTTGATGACGTAGGCGCCCAGGTATTCGCCACTGCCCATGACGAAGGCCAGCGGTTGGTGTTGGCTTTTGGCCTGGCGCAGGGCGCGCAACCGTTCTTCGGGGTCACCCAGCACCGGGTGCAATTCGATGGTCAGGTTGCATTCATCCAGGCCTTCGCCCATCCATTCCAATAACGGTTTGCCTTGGATGCGCGCATGTTCGGCCCAGTCGGCGGAACCGCTGTGTTCCATGCCGGTGATACCGCCCGCGACGGTGAACTCGATGTCGCCCAAGATCGCAAACATCAGGCGGTCACCTCATCGGCCGGGCCGTAACTGCGGCGGCGTTTGTCGTGCAGATAACGTTCCATCATGCGCATCCATTCGGTGTAGGTGGCGTGTAACCCTTGATTGATCTGGTCCATGCCGGCGCCAGTGGGCAGGTTGATTTGAGGCGAGAAATGGAAAGTCATCTGGCCCGCCGACTCAGCGCCTGTCGCCGGTGATCTAGCACCAGTGGCACCCATCATGCTGGCCTTGGAGACGTCCGCCGGATTGGGTGGTGCCATGTCGACTGCGCTTTGCGCTGCCATGCCGAGCGCGGCTTGTTGAACCAAGCCGGCCTGGGCACTGATGCCTAGGGCGGCACCTTCACTAATGTTGGCGCCATAGCCAATGAATACGCGGCTGGGGGATTCAATGCCCAAGGTTTCAGTAAACCAGCCCTTCACGGATGACCCGATGCCCACGACGCTGTCTTTAAGGGCGCCGGCCATGTGGCTGATGCCGTTGACCAACCCTGTGACCAGCAGGCCGCCGAACTCGGTGAAGGTGCCTGGCAGCTCGACACCGAAGTAGGTCATGACGCCGGCAAAGGCACGATAAAACCAGCCGACCGGCGAGAAGTTAACGATCAGCCCCGCGATGCCAGACAGACCGCCACTGAAGCCGGTTTTCACCTCGTTCCACAGGCCGGTGAAAAACGTTTTGATCGGCGCCCAATGGCGGTAAATCAAATACGCGGCCAGCGCGATGCCAGTGATCAACAGGCCAATGGGGTTCATTATCAAAGCCCTGCCCAGCCACAGCGCGGCCTGCCCGGCGAGTTTCAACCCGAACAACAACGAACCGCCCAAGATCTTGCCCAAGAACAGTCCACCGCGAGCCATCACCCTAAGCGGGCTACCCAAGGCCTGCGCCATGCCGCGCAGGAACAGGCCGCTGTATTTCGTCACGGTTAGCAAGCCACCGCCGACACGCGTCAACCCGGTGATCAACGGCGTGAACTTGCCCATCTGCCACAGACCGCGCAACAAGGTGAATTTGGCCGACAGACTTGTGACGGCGGTGGTCATGGCCACGAATGGCGCCATGACCAGGTTGGCGCCGTACGCCACACCGATGAAGGCCATTTTCCCGAGCAGCAGACCGCCGACCAAGCCGACGACACCGCGGATCAATTCAGGATGTTCGCCTGCCCACACCGAGAACGAACGCATGAGCGGGACCACGGCGCGGCTGACCTCGACAATGGCCGGCAGCAACGCGTTACCGACCGAGATGCCGATGTCGGTCAGGTTGACGCGCAGCTCCTTGAGTTGCTCTTTGGAACTGCCCATGCGCTTGGCCCAATCGTCATCGAGCACGCCTTTGTCGGCAGCGGCCTTGCTGCCTTGCTTGATGCCGCCCAAGTCTTGTTGGTTGGCCAGTGCTGGCCGGACAAAGGACAGCACCTGCTGGTCGGCGAACAGCTCGCCGAGTTTGTAGGCTTCGTCCAGTCGCGCCAGTGCGGTCTGCCGTTCTTGCTCATCCTTGATGCCCAGCGCCTTGCCATATTCTGCGGCCGCCGCCGGGGCCTTGGTGCCCAGGTGGGTAGTGAGGATTTTGATCATCGACTCGGCGGGTGAAAGCCCTTCGCTGACCAGATCGCGCATGCTGCCTTTGAGATCGATGCCGGCCTTCTCAAAGGCCTTGAGCGTCTCTGGTGCGGTGATCTTGGACAGGAAGTTTTTGAAATTATTGGCGGCCTCGTCGTTGCTGCCGGCGCCGCGGCGTGCGATCTGCAAGGACGCGCCGATCTCTGCCACAGCGCGCTCCCCGGTGATGCCCAAGGCGGCAAACTGGGGGGTTAGTTGCGGCAGCCACTTGGCCATGTCGGCGAGCTCGAACTGGCCACTTTTGCCAGCGAACGCGAGCATGTTCATCGAGCGTTCCAGGCCGGCGGCACCAATGCCCAGGTTGTCGCTGAGGGCGATGGCCACCGAGCCCAAATCCTTCATGCTGGCGCGGGTGGCGGTGGCGGTTTTGGCCATGACCGGTGCGTAGGTCGCCAGCTCTTTGGCACTGGCAATACCACCGGCAATCAAGATAGCCGTACCGTTGGCGACTTCAGTTTGAGTCTGGTTCCACTTCAGTGCGGCGCCGCGCATTACGGTGCTGAGGCGGGCTTCTTGTGCCGGGTCGAAGCCGCCGGTGATGGCGATGTCGCGGGTTTGGTCCTGGAAGTCGATGGCGGTTTTCATCGATTGAGCAATCGGCGCACCTAGCGCGGCCGCAGTGCCGGCGGCTTCCATGGCCTGGCTGCGCAGATCGCCGCGTTGGGTTTTGAGGGCTGCGCCGCGGGCAATGCTGGCGGTCAGGTGGTCTTGTTTGATCTTGAGCTGATCAAGGGTGTTGCCCACCGATTCGTATTGCCGGCGCAGCCGCTGCACACCGGTACCGCCGCGCGCCAAGGACGCCGACAGTTCGTTACCAATCGACTGATGCTTGACCGTGAGGCTATCGATGGCACGGCCCAATTGCTGCACGGTCGATTTGGCCGAGCCGAAGGCGGCGTTCAAGCTGCCGGAGACAACTGCTCCAATTTTTAACCCGACGAGGACTTCGTTAGCCATAGTTGCTACGCTTTGGGCATGATTGAAAAAGCCGCTTTACGCACCGCCAAGTTCCTCTATGCACTGGCCATTGGCGCCGGTGTGATCTGGCTTGCCTGGCTGTGCCTGGTTCACTTGCCGTTGTGGGCGGCCGTGCTGGTGTTTTGTTTGGCGCTGCCGCTGCTGGCCCTGGCGGCCGCCCCGGTTGCTGCGAGCGGCGCGTTGCTGGCCGGGTTGGCAGTGGGTCTGGTTACGCTGATTAGCTACGCGATTGCTCGGCGAGTTCGAGCCGGCGATTGATCTCACGTTTGCACACGTCTACCCAGTGCCAATACTCGACCATGTCCAGCCGGGCGATTTCAGACGGCTGCATGCGCAGCACCAGCAACAACGCCTCGTCCCAGGAGTGCAGCAACGTCACCTGCGGCTGCCATTTCCCGCAACACCTCGGTGGCACGCTTTGAGTCGGCAATGTCGAACTCGCCGAGGTCTTCCAGGGTGATGCCCAGCATCTTGGCGACCAGCATGTCTTCCATCACACCTTCGTCTTTGGTCACCGCCTGCGCGGCACTGATGTCTTTGCGTTTCAGGCGCGTGATGGGTCGCGTGGCGAGCGTGTCACCGCTGGCGCTTTTGAAGGGAAATTTGAGGGTGAAGCTGAGTGCGTCGGCCATTGTGATGCTCCAAGACGGGCTGCTTTGTAAGGGCCCTGAGCATCGCACCCGGCCGTGGTGCTGACTTTTAATCATCTTTAAAGAGAGACAGCGTTTACCGGGGAACTGTCCTAAGATGCTTCAGCCCATGACGCGGCTCAGCCCAAAGGAGATGGTTGATATGAGTGAAACAAATAAAGTGCAATTCAACGCATTGGTTTCAAAAATTTTGGATGTGTTGGTCGCGGCTTGCCCGGTGCAGGTCGAGGTTACAGTCGAATCGTTTGGGCTTCCAAAGGGGGAGTTCGATAGCAGTCACGAACCTAGCGGCTTCATTGGCTTTGTGGGTTCTTACAATGAAACCCCTGAGGAACAGCTGCTGAATAGCACATTGCGTTGGCTCCTGGCAGAGGGGTTCATTCGAGTGGGTGAGCATACTGATCACTATGTTGCAACCCTGCAGACACTGACTTTGCGCGGCGAGATTCCTAACACGCTTGGGTGAGGAACGTCGTCTGATGTTTCGCCTGCGCGTGCATCGATGATACTGCTAACTATCAAAGCCCCTTTAGCGAGGAACAAGACCTCGCTAAAGGGTTGAGTGTTTACTTAGGTGGAACGAAGTTATCCAGCATTCGATTCACCGCCAGTTCCCCCAACATGATGACCTGCTGCAGGGCCAGGACGTTACTGCGATGAGTCCCCTCTAGCAACGCTGCCACGTTGCTGGCCATGACACTGGCCGACGCCATGTTCTCGCACGTTTGAACCAGCAAGGTTTCGTGGTCGACGTCTGGGGCAATCATATAAATGGTGCTGGGTTTGCGTGGGGTGTTGTTCATGAGCGCCGCCGGGTTGAGGTAGAAATTGAGCGCACGCTCGGCGGCGGCGTGGAGTTTTTTTGAGTCGAGGGTTTCGTACGGGGATACTGAATCGGTGTCTGGCGGATCAGCGTCAGGCGAATCGGTGTCCGGCGGATTGGGTGTTACCTTGAACATAAGCTAAGTCCTGTAATGAAGCCGCAATCCTCTTGCTACTAAACGAAAGGGTGGCGGCTGTCCGCAGGTTAGTAGACCGGGGACCTAGCAATCCGGCGCGCTCGAAAGCGCCCTGCGCACAGCCACCATCAAGCGCAGGCAATGAATACCTGATTGATAGATGCTAATGCACCTTGCTAGATACTGGGCTACTAAACCCGACCACTGATGAGCAGTGGCAAGGAAACAATAGAGGCCGAGGTCTACGCGCACAAGCCGGCAGATTCTGTCTTAACCGTAAGGAATGGCGCAAGGTCTTGTAGCCTTCGGGACGTAACACCAAGTGTTTTTAAACACGCTTGGTTAAACGCGTGAAAGCTTCTAAAAAATCAAAGAAACGTCCGACATTTTTCAGAGTGTGTGTTGGTGATGGCGCACCCGCTGACCGCTTGAAACCCTTCTGGGCAAGCGAGGTGATGTGGTGTTTTTTGATCGAGGTTTGGCAGGAGGATACCGGGTCGTTACCGGCGAAGAGGTATGGCGCTGAACGTTGCATGGCTCCCTTTGAATGGAACCGTGCGGGGATGGAAAAGTGATGGCAACTGCACGCAGGGAATGGAGTCGAGGGAGTAGCTTTGCAATCCGACTTGCCCGAAGACACCCTGCGTACAGTTACCATCAACAATCAGGCATGGAACTGCCTGTCCTTCCAACAGAGGCACACAAACCGCATGCGCCTTGGGCTGTTAAGCCCTGTCACGGGTCGAAGGTGACAAGAGCTAATGTACCGGCGGTCACTGGGCGTGTCAGTCAGCCGATTCGGTTGTGGTTGTAGGCAATCGCGCTAGATGGTGAAAGCCGTTGGATTTTCACAACTGCGTGTTCTGCCCCTTGTATGACTCAAAGAAATCGTGAATAGTGCCAAATCGCCCTCAATAGGAGGGCTTTTTTTTGAATTGTTTGACTTCATTTTGACATCGTTATGAAGGCAAATGAAGAATGCGAATTAGGAGCGCGTAATGGCGAGAATCAACATCCGCGACTTACCGGACCACATTCACAAGGCTATTTGTGAATCGGCTGACAAAAACAATCGGTCGACGGAGGGCGAAGTCCGCTCAATTTTACAAAGCTATGTGTCGAGTCTGGATGCCAAACCAGCACCGATTGAAACCCTTCGTCAAAGCTGGCAACGGGGTGTAGGCCAACGCCTGGATCAACTGTTCGGTTTCGTGCGCAGAGATAAGGTTTTTTCTTTTGGAGCGCCGCAAAGCATCGTGGAGATTGCTCGAATTATTGGGGAAGAAACGCCAGCGCATCTGCTCGATTGCTTGGAAGGCATTGCCTCACCGTCTTTTGATTTGCTGGATCGTGTCGCAGCGTGGTCTGGTGGGTCTTACAACTGGTTGGTCAGCGGGATGGGGACGGTTTTTCCTGTCGAAAATATTGGCAGTAGTTATCAGGAGTTTTTTCTGTACGACCGGCAAAGCAAGGACGTTACCTTCAGCCTGTTACGCATCTGTGGCGGTCGTTCTGATGGGATGCTGTTGTGCATTCGGCACGACAGCGCCAAACAGACCTATGCCAGTGGGTACATTTATGAAACCTTCCAGCTGAAGGCGGGAATGGGCTCTAGTGGAAGTGGCAATCTCAACCGGTTTGTTCGCTTTCTAAAAACGCACTGCGGTAACCGTGCTCTGAAAGCCTATAACTATGAAGAAACTGAGCTGAATACGGAGCAAGGTACCCATCATCCTCTGTACTACTTACGCTTGGCGGAAACCGCTGATTGGTTGAGGAAGCTGTTTGATGGGGAAGATCCAGCCAACTGGTTGGCTGGCAACTCGCCGTTGTGGCGAGACATGAGGGAGTTGCCGTTTGGCAATGGTGAGGCTGAGTGAGGTCAGGGCGTTTTGAGCCGGCTCTAATGCATTGCGCAGGGCAATGCATTAGAGCCAAACCATAGATCAATCATTCCCATATTCCGGTTCGTACTCCATTTCTCGCTCGCTGTCCTCCGAGTAATCGTCGGCAAGGCCAGCCTCGTGCAATGCATCCTCACCCTCAAGATGTAGGAGGCATGTGGGGCAGTAGAACTCCATTGGCGAGAAGAACTGGGTAACGGTCTCGTAGCCTGTACTGTAGTCCTGCTCAATCACTTCCTCATCGGCTCGATCTCCGCCGAGGAAGGCTGTGCAGGTGCACGCAGGGCAGATTTGATCCCAGTGATTGTCCAGGTGATAACGAAAATTTTCGAGGTATGAAAAGATGCTAAAGCTTTTTGCAGCAGTCTGAAGTACCTCTATTTCCTTCTTGGTGTGGTCTTTGAAAAATGTTGCCTTCGCATCGGCAACTCTCTGTCGCGCCGCCTGGGTTTTAATGTCACGAAGGTGTCGCAGCAGTTCTATAGGAACTCGAGACTCGGGTCCTACCCAGGCTTCCAGATCCAATGTCATCGAGGCCAAGATAAGCTGCGCAGCGCTCCAAAACTCGCCTTCCCATGCATCCAACATCATGCCGGAAAAAGCGGCTTGACCCGAATGAAGTTCAGCATTCCGGCGTGCTGATATGCGCTTGCAGGCCTCAGCGTTCGGGGTCCCAAAATTCGGAACTGTATGCTTTAGGCGAGCGAAAACAACGTTAGCATCCACCGTTTTCACTGGTGTGTTGGTATTGAACCCACACGCCTCAAGAAGACTGTTTGGGTTAACGGAGTCGACGACAAGGCAGGGATGGATTTTTGCGAGTGACGCTTTGGCTAGCAGTTCCAAAGCCAACGCGGACCACATCTGAAAAACCTCATTGTCCGCACTGTCCTTAGCCTTCAGAGCACGATGCGCAAAAACTCGCGATTTGACAAAGAGTGCGTCTGCGGAGAGCGCTGCGGGGTCGTGCTTGCTTGGCGTTGATTTCGTATGTGTATCCTTCCTTTCTGTGTCGTTCATCGTCACTCCATTACCGTTGTGCGAAGAAGATAGCGGGCAGTGTCTTGTTCGGCGTTCGCACGTCGATGCAGGCATCGCCAGTTGTCGATTACAGCGATTAGTCCAGGCATCCAGGCAATTTGGCCAGAGACTGAAGCACCTTCGACCTCAATTTCTTTTTGCAAGCTCTGTGCGGTTGAGTCCAGAGGCGACATACAGCCCGGATCATAACGATAGTAGGAATGTAGAGGACTTGCGGCCGTCGCGTAGAAACTATGTGCGCCATTGCACACCCTGAAATTTGCTTGCCGCGCCGCCTGGCTATTAAGCGCATGACTCTGGTAGGCATCCCAGATGGCGGTCGCTGCAGTAATTTCTGAAGCTTGTACGCAGGCTATGACCAAGTAACGGGGTGGAACTGGCCAGTGTGCACCGTCTGTGTGCCAGGGAAATGACCCATTGCCATAAAGCGCACTCAGGGATTTCGGTTTCGCCGCATCAACACTGGTGGGGCGAAGATGATCTACAAGATCGCCTCCCTTGCGGCTAGCCCGAGGCGATCCCAGCTGCCAGGCTATACCGGAAATCAGCTTCTGAAGGGTATCCACTGTTGAGCCCTGAGCGGCGAAGATAGCCCAACCGTTTGCGATCAAATTTTCTTCCATACCCTCAAGACGGTCATGCATCTACTGAATTCCTGCTGACTCCGTGGACACTGATCAATTGCGAATGCAAATGACTAGTCAAGTGTAGAGGGTGTGTTCGGCTACGCTAAATTCCTTTTCAGCGGATTTTGTTTAGATAACTCCTGGCACGCAAAATAGAAAAGTGAAAGATTGCTCGACTCGTCAGTAGTATTAGGAGACAGCCAGGAAATATGGGCCTTGAACGCTGAAATCAGGCACAAAAAATCTATTGCAGCGATGTCGATTATTCATATCGGGATGTGGATATTTTTCTGACCCAATGTACATATTCCCATCAGTAAAATCCGCGAAGGAATCCATCATAGATACCAGTTCGCCGACGGCCCCTTTACTGTTCTGAATGGCGTCGTGTTTGCAGTCTTCAGCAAGAGCCTTGAACCCCGGCCGAATGTGCCCAAAGGTCACACCACGATCAGCCGCGATCCTTTTGGCTGCACCCTCGATCACCGGCATCAGTCCCGCTACTGCAACGTGATCAAGGCCCATGAAGTGCGCTTGAACGGCCTCGGAGATGATGACCTTGTAGTCCTGAACGAACGGAGTGATTGGGTATCGCTCGGTAACCATGGCCGCCAAGTTAGGCGGGGAATAGGCAAGCGCTAGCATCTGCTCCAGATCATCCTGATTGAACAACGCACCTTTTTTATGAATGTCCGCGCAGACATGGCTCAAAAAACCCATGGTGATGTAGGGCGGTATGAACCACCCAACACTTCCCAAAGTTGATCGAAAATGTTCCAAAGTCCCTTGCATATCCATCCTTTATCTAATTAGAAAAGCCATCGGTCGCCCTTGTGCCCAGCTCTCAGCTTGATGAGAACCGACGCACCAAGGCCTCATGCGGCCATAGAACACGCAACATCTAGATTTCAGTGATTCGGCGCCCTGTACACCTGTATTTCTGATAAAAGCTTGTGACCAAACACTATCAGGATATTCCATGGCGTTTTCACTAAAAATTGCATCCCTTATAGCCTATCGCTCCGGCTACATCTGCAATAACCCCGAGTGCAATGTGCTCACTATAGGTCCCGCAACCTCCGATCCTGGGCTCAAAACCAAGAAAGGCGAGGCTGCTCACATTGTGGGGGAGAAACCTGGCGCAGCACGTTACCGGGACATTGGCAAAAAACAGTTGGAAAGCGACTTGAATGGGATTTGGCTCTGCGTTGGGTGCCATACGCTCATCGACAAGAACAATGGTGCAGATTATAAAGAGGCTGAACTCTTTGAATGGAAGCTTAAACACGAAGAATTGATGACGGTGCTGCTCAGAACACACCAGAGTCCTCTACCCTTGATTCGGAGATTCAGTTCTAACACAAAGGTTGCGCAAGAGATGGTTGATACGCTTGCGCACCACGGCGTCATGTATCAACCATACGTTATGGAAGATCCGACGGCCGCAATCAAAGCGGTGGAACATATCAGACGAAAACTCCAACGATGCTTGGTACAGATTGATCTTGATAAAAGACTCAGGGAGATCTGTAACGATATGATCACTGCGTTCCGTGTCGTCATGAACGAAAATTCGAACGATGGTGATGGCCTGAATTCCTACATTGAAATACTTCGAATAC